GGGTTGGATGCAGGCGGACGCCGGTTGGCGTCGCGAGCTGGGGGCGGGCGATTAGCCGGCCGGAGGGGGATCTGAGGTGCTTCGTCGTTAAAGGCGGGAGCACTCGCTTCTTTGCACTTGATGAAATGCGCATGGCACTCTCGGCATCTTCTAAATTCGGTATCGACGGTTGCTGTGCAAACGGGTCGTCCTTCGAACCAGCCGGTCTGCTTTCGCGGATCGGCATTGATGCATGGATGTGAGACAGGCGCCGCAGGTGAGGCGCTTGGCGTGGGGGCGGGTTGTGAGGGTAGGACTGCATCACCGTTACAGCTGTAAGGCTGTGCGGCGGGTTTGGCCTCAAACTCGATCAGCACAGGGGGTCTATCCCATGCTGCGTCACCACTAGTCAAATAATCCTGGAATCTCGCAATGTCAACGGGGTCGAATTCAGTATTGAAAATGGCATGTTGCCAATTCAAATCATTTTCGTCACCACCAATCTGATAGTTGGTTTCACCTTCGAATGCTTCAGCAAGGCGGTCGTTCCATTGTCGGTCCTTTTGCAGTCTCTCGACAGCGCTGTCCTTGCCTGTGACCCAAGCATCCCAAATGGGTTGGGTTTGCCGCACAATCATGCGCATCCAGTCACCGACCAACAATGTTTTGGCATCGTTGACGAGTATTGAAGTGGCTTTCATGTGAGCAATAATGGGGGCGGGTAGGTCAGAGCAGGATGAGACGTGAAATTTGGAGAGTGTGCGGAGAGGGGAGCAGACATTCATGGTGCTTCCATTCCAGACGGCGGGGTTGTAGTGACGAGCGAGAAAGTCAACAGATTGGCCCCTTGTTCGCACAACGAACTTAAGGCTAAATCCCCAGAACTTAGCTGCCTGAATGGATTTGGCAGGGTTGAGGTTTCTCTGGACTGTGTCATCACCTGCAGCTAGACCGATATTCTTGTAGACTCCAGCATGGTTCATGTTGCTAGATGCTTGGAGGCAGCAGAAAAGAATAAAGGCAGCGCGGGCCGTATTAAGGGCGGATGTGTAAGGGTCTCCACTCGCTTGTGAGAATAGTTGTTCGTACCATAATCCTTTGCCAGCGTCAACAGCGTTGTTGTACGTCTGATCGTACCACAGATCAATCTCCTCATGGAGTGTTGGATCGAATGATGCGTGCAGAAAGGCTAAGTCAAATTCTCTAACAAGGTGGTTGACCGTTCCGTCCATTCGGGAAAAGTCTCCTAAAGCGATGTCGTCCGTGCGCTGGTCGCTGACATGTTCAGCAACGCGCTTGGCGACTTCAGAGGGGGGAATTCCGAACGAAT